CCCCAGCCGCAACAGCGACGATAAACGATAGAATGTGATCCAAATGAAACACCTCCCTTCTGTCACCAGATTCGGAGGCGGTAACGTTAGCATTATAGCACAGCAGCAATTATGCCGCAATCAAAATATAGACCTCAGGAATCCCCTGGGCCTGTCTGCGTTGCGACGTCGCACAACTCTACTTATTCTTTCTTTATTCCCTCTTCTGGGGTATCCACTACCGTTTCAATCTTTTTCTTTATAAAACGTAATACCGGACTTAATACAGGAATTGCCACTCCTGTCGCCTCACAATTCTCCGTAATACTGATCAACTCATTGATTACCAGCCAGGACGCCACCATCGCGGAGAACAGCAGCGGAAACGCCATTTCAATATGTAAGTTGGCTGCTACGTAGGAAATCATACAGTCTACTCCATATCCCACAAAAATCAGTATGTACATCATTACTTTTTTCACAATACCCGCAAATGACTTTTCGCTTGTAATCTTTTCCCCATTCACCTTTGATGCTGCCATCCCTGTAAAGTAGTCAATGATATTGCAGGGGATCAGCAAAGCTAACGGGATTGCCAGCACTCCAAAGAAACTGAAAAACGCTCCGATAGCTGCACTTATTGTGTATTCGATTGCTTTAGCTTTCATCTTATACCTCTCATTCTTATTTTTCAGGATTTTCTTTCAGCCATTTTTCTGTTTTCTTACGCCAGAATTTAGGTACATCTTCTAACGTGATCTCTCCTGCCTGGATCTGTGTTCCATAAAAAGCTCCCATTATGCCTCACCTCCCTCTGCAAACGCTCCAACCGTTTCTCCCAGATCTCCGATAGCGCCGTCCTGAATCTTCTGACCAGTCTCAACGCTGTCCAGGCGCTTTTCTATCGCGCTTTTTTCCCGCAGATTGTAGGTAGTGGTTACGGCTCCATCTGCATCCACTGTGGACGTTTCAGATACCAGCATAAGATCTGTATACGTTCCAACTGTCAGCCCGCTTCCGTTCTTGATCTGTACCTCTGCCAGGTTCTCCTCGGTCAGTTTCTGCCAGACCTGCAGCATGGCCGTTCTGTCAGCTGCTGCTACCTGGATCGCTGCAAGAGATGCACCCGCCTCCAATTCCACTGTGGTTCCATCCTTTAAAATCATTGTGTCTTTCATTTCTTTTCCTCTCTTTCTTTACTTTTTGTTATGGATAAATATACAAAAAGGGCCTTAATAGACCCTAATTTTCAACTTTTGACGCTGTAGACTAAATGATATAGCAATTTCAATAAATTACACCCAGCTCCACATCAAATTGCAACAGAACCAGACACCTCCAGCGGAACCAAGTGGGACATATATACATGGGGAGCCGGTTATCTGCGGACCATATTTGCAAATGGCAACATGGTTGATATAGTGGTAACCGAAACTGATATTTCAGCTGTTAAATATGATAAAACAACGGGGCAAAGCAATAGAAAAGTTCTGGCTAATTTTACGGAATGATTATCCTGCAGCTATGATAGCTTTTTAATAAAATTAGTCTGGTCGTAGCTTGTAAAGATCATACTCCAAGCATCCCCGGTCCATTTGCTCAGTATCAAAGCTGATATCACCGAATATACATCATCAGCCATAATGAAGGCAACAAAATGACCATTCCCAAAAATGGAATCTGCATCGCCCGTAATACGAAAATGGTAAACGGTATTCTTAGCTTTTCTAAGGATCCCGCTCTCGGATGATAGATTGTTTTTAAAAAGCGAATAGACAGATTCTGAATGTTCAATGGTGTCAACATTGATTTGGATATTGCTATTTTGTTGAGTGATCTGATCCTGGAGATTCTTGCCAAAAGCAGCATCAAGCCCGAACTTTCCTGCCTCTGTTGTCAGCCCATTGTTCACCAGGTACTTTCCCAGGACTGTTTGGAAGGTATCCGATGTCACCACTTTTTCGACCAGTTTCTGGGCGATTTTATCAAGCAGCGCCTGAACGGTAGATTTCTTTCCTTTCCCTACTCCCGTAAGATCTTGGGTGTCTATCGCTGTCACCCCTGACGCTTCTGTTGCTGAGAATCCCTGAGCCATATATCTGTAATTTTTTCCATCATTGCTAGGTGTAACTCCGCTCAAATTATCCTTTATTACTTTATAGGTGCTACCATTATAAAATACTACATCCCCACTCATGTATGTAGCGTCATTTAAATATTCTCCTTTATCTACAAAGCCAATTTTGCCAAGCTTTGTATATCCTTCTGGTACAGGCATTATGTCATGCTCCTCTCATATGATTCTTACACAGGCATATCATCCCTATGTTTAGAAATTATCCATGATGATTATGTCACCATTTTCCAATACAACGTTGCTCCTTCCAGCTTAAAATCCACTCCCTGACCGCCCTTCATATACAGTATTGAAGTTTCTGGATCAAAGTAAAAACCTGGAGCAGTGATTTTACTGTATATTGCAGCCCTGTCAGCTTCATTCCTGGCACGTTCCGCCTGGGTTGCAGACTGTTCACTGTAATACTTGGAATTATCCGTATTCTCTCCTTCTCTGATCCCCTTTCCCCCTCGCGTCCAGCTCTCTGCAAGCGCTCCAAAATCCTCTGCCTCATCTCTGGCATTTTCCGCCTGCTGTCTCTGTTCTTCTGTCTCTTGCAGTGTACGTTCCGCATATTCTTTATACTTTTCAGTAATCTCATTAGCATGATCTACTGCCCGCTGTGCTGCCTCAGCCACATCCACTATATCCTGTGAAGCCTGATTAACGTTTTGTACTGTCTGATTTACAACTCCTTGGATTTTTTCAAACGCCGCTACATTTGCCGATCGAACCTGGCGTCCATATCTGGCATTTTTCCAGTCCTGGATTTCTGATGACAGATCTATATCTTTTACTGGTGTTATCGCCACCTTCACTCACCCCCCTGTATCAATATTGTCAATCCGCTCCTCAAGATTCGATAAGCGATTGTATACGTCCTGCATGGTTTCTGTCAGACTCCAGCCTTTCCAGAAGCTCTGCCCGCCCATGCACTTAAAGTCATACGCAAGACACAGTCCGTCATTATTAACTGCAAAATCATAGGTTTCTTCATTTCTCCATCCAGCCCAGAACCAAAATCCGCCCTTTTTATTCGGATCCGCTGACATTCCACACTGTTCATCAAAACTCTGAAATATGTCGCGTCCCCAGTCATACGTTGCCATGAATCCGCCGATATAAACCATATCCTCGTTTGCCTCAAAAAGACCATCCGCAAATGTGGCATGGCCTCCCACGATTTCCGGTGCTTTTAACTTTCCAGAATTGATTACAATTCCGGTCAAGGACATTCGCATCAATTCCGTTCCGTTTTCATCCAAGACACGGATCACACCGGCTTTTCCAAGTCCTGGGCCTCCCACCTCCAAGGTTCCACCCCGGATTCGGTCTGCCAGCATTGTTCCAGTTGTTACAAAATCAGCTACCAGATTTCCGTCAATCGTCCAAGCATTACTGTACGGCCCGTTAATGCCAGTTGTTGAAAAACCTATTCCATTCTGATTGATCTGAATTACATTCTTGGCGGTATCTTTATCAGGCGTATTCATGATAAGGATCCTCCAAGGATGCATTTTTTTACCGGTAGCCGGATCAATATTATCCAGAATTACATATCCGCCAAAACCTCCGGTGATCAGTGTAGTAGCATTGTCTATTTTACGGTTGATTTCTTCGCTGGTACTCTCCTGCAATTTATCAATCCGATCACTGACTGTTACCTGGTTTTTATTTATGCTTTCCGTCAGTGTACTGGTCTCACGGCCAAGAGTAATGCTCCCTTGGGTTGGATCCAACAGGTTAAGCGTACGCTGAGATAACATATAGCGCTGGTTAATCCCATGGGGGCTGCTCACTACATTAGTCCAGTATCCAATCTGGAAACGTTCTATTGCCATCCCTATATCTGACAGATCCACAGCGCTTATTTCTATCGTTTCCGGCAATACAGCGGCTTCTTTTAAGTATTCCTGCGCTTTCTCCAACAATAGTTTCGGTGAAGTTATTTCTTCAAATTTCTGTGTACCCCAGATACGCCCATAACGCTCCAGAATTTCCTGATCTGCCGTAATATAGTCCTTTCCTTCATTCACGCTTGTTATATTCACTGTCTTTGTCTGTGTTTCTCCCAGTTCATCCTGGTATTCCATTTCTCCTCCCAAGGGAATAAGACAGGTAATAATCCCCGATGCATCCACATATTTGTTCAGATCCAGCAGGTTTTCTCCAAAGCGAATAGTCTGTGAGTTGATCCCTCCATAATCCCAGACATAATCCAGATATTTCTTCCCGTTCCTGTTCTGGATCCTTAAATATCCCCCGTATTTTTCCGGGAGTTCCCGAAGCAGCGCCAGTGTAGAGGTATATGCACTGATAGTCCGTTCTATGTCCATATCCGTTCCTGCTACATTGATATAGCCAATTTCTATTCTTTTCTTCGGCTCCACCTGTTCGTTATGTACCTTAAGAAGCTGTTCTATATAGACATTCACACTCCCTGATATCGTCCTTGGGCGCTGGATACTGTCCAACAAATAGGTTAATTCCCCTTCGCAGGTGATTGTAACCATATTCTGGAAATCCTGTTCTGGTTTCAGAATCCGCCCCCGGAACAATTCTTCCTTATCCCTGTACAGTATAACTTCCGAATTGCAAGGCTGTAGTCTACTGTAATTTTTATGTCCCGCATAAACCCTGAATTGAAACGAGCCAGCATTTCCGGGCTCTTCCGTTAATACTGGCTCAAATATTCTCATTTCATCATCTAACGGTTCATACAGCGGGTATTTCTGTCCGTTTTGTTCTACATATACCCGGTACATTATAATATCGCCCCCCTGTATTTCACACTTACTGTTCCATTTCCAATAAATTTCAAGTAGTTTGTTCCCGGTTTGATCACTACATCATACACCTTGTTTGTCCCTTTCTTCAGGCTGTACTGTACACCCCCAAATTCCAGAAGCATATCTTCGGATACAATGATTTCCGGTATTGTCCACTTTTCTGTGCCGTCAATAAGCATGGTATACGATCCTGATACCGTTATATTTCCATATTCCCGAATTACTCCTATTTTAAGGTCTAAGGGATCCCATAACCAGTCTTCGTCTCCCGCCATCAGCTCATACTTATATGGATCTGCTTCCACTGTAATTGTAAATGTCCCCAATGTCCTGACACGATTGTAATCTCCTACAACCATACGGCCAGTATAATAATACTGTGGATCATCATCAAAAATCAGTTTCCCTGTCTTTCCATGGAATATCCGCAGAATTTCTGAAAAAACAGCCGGCCATTCATCAATAGAATAGCCACATCCGAAATTTAAGGTAATAATTCTCCGCTCATATATTACCCGTCCCGCTATAGCCTCCGAAAGATCCATACTGCCGTCTGCTCCCGGAATATCCTGATAAAATGTCTTTGGGACTGGAGGCTGTACACAGTGCCGGTCCTTTAAAGCCATTTTATAGGTTTTAAGCATATCAATATCATTGATACTTACGCTTGCATAAATCATCCTGTCCGTCCCTTCAAAATCTGCTGTGCTGCCAGTTTCCTATCAATGCTTCCGGCCGTACATCCTACAACCGCCTTACCGTCCAGCATTACATATTTCTGTTTTGCTATTTCCGGCAGGTACAAATTAAGCATAGACAGCAGATCCATCATTGTTGTAGTTTCCTCCAAACCGTTTCCAGCCCCTGGACGTACAGAAAAAGTATCCGTTAATTTTCTCACCATTTCGGACGGACTTATAGCTACCGACTGATACTTCTTAATTCCATCTCTTAAACCATACATCAGATTCTTTCCGATTTTTTCCCGCATAACAGCAGATGGAGAATGGATTTCAAATGCCTCTGCCATGGTTTTTGTAACATTATTCGCAATCTCCCTGACCACTGCATACAAATTGTCAGACTGGCTCTGCAGCCCTGTTATTATTCCCATTATGGTATTCTGCCCGATGTTCTGCATATCGCCCGGAAGGGTTCCCGCTGCATTCAGGATATTCTGCGCCAAGGCCTTAAATTTCTCCGTATTTTCCGCGTTTCCTGATTCGGTCTGTACGGTTGTTGCAAGGCCCGCAACCATCTCTACAGCGCTCTGTGCCATTGCCAGTTTCATGTTCTCCAGCGGTTGATTAAGAACCGCTCCAAGGCTTGCCATTGTATTTACATATTCATCCTTGTACTCTTCCAACTCCATTTCCGTCTGGTGTTTTAGCTCACGAATCTGCTCTGCGATCTCATTTTGCATGGGACGCAGTTCTTCCAGAGCCTGTTTTTTGGCAATGCGATTTTTCTGCCGATACAGGCTGACATAACGATCCAGTTCATCATCCGTCATTTCTGTCAGTAATTTTACCTGCGCTGCTGATTTTGGTCCTAATTCCTGAAGTTCTCCCAAAAGATCCGATCCGATCCCTCTTGCAGCCAGTTCATCCAGATTATCACGCCATTCTTTCAGGCCATCCACCTGTGATTCCAGGTTATTCAGCAGGTCATCAGAAGTCAGATCCGTATTCATGGAAAACTCGTCAAACAGACCATAGGCATTTTTGATTTGATCTGTTCTGGACGCTACTGCATCCTGATACTTATCGTTCAGATCCTGGATTTTATCATTCAGATTCTCATATGCCTTTGCCACATTCTCCGTATAAGTTTCCTCAGCCTTCTGCATCTTCTCATTCAGATCCTTCTTGGCCTTAAAATACTTATCATCTGCATCAATCCGGGCTTGTGTACCGTCTGTCACCTGTTTCCTTACGGCTTCCCAGAAATCAACTTCATCCGCAAGAGTAAGGTCATTATACACTTCATAGTTTTTCAGTTTTTCCTCAGCAGCATCCAAAATTGCAGCCGATATCTCTTCCTCATTCTTTTTCACATACTTCTTATTGCTCCGTATGCTTTTTGACAGCCCTGAAGCAAGGCCTTCTCCAATCCTCTCCGCAGTTTCCTGTGCTGCTGTTTCGACCTGTCCTATATTGGTTCGGATTCCTTCTGCGAATCCTTCCATCATATGGGGCATCCACTGTTCATAATTTCTCAGAGGCCCTTTTTCAGGTCTTGTAAAATGCATATAATTATATACAGTTCTGGCAACCGTCTGCGCAGCGCTCTCTAATTCCCGTATTCTGCCGCGTATGCCCTGTATATATCCTGCCATCATATCATCGCCCCAGACTTTGGCCTGAGAGGGCAGGTTCTGTATATCCTGGGATGAGGCATCCGCAATTTTTTCTCCCGCATTTTTCACGTCATCTGTGTTCGCTTTTAATGTTTCTTTTACAGCGTCCATCCCCCCTTGGGCTGCTTCGCCTAATGCTTTTGCCACATCTCCGGTTCCCTTTTTAACACCCTCAGCCAATCCGCTTACCGCCTCTATTCCAGCAGATAAGTATCCTGCGTTTTCAGATATTTCCTGTTTTACCCAATTATCCAGTTCCTGTTTGCTCCGGTCAATCAGCTCCTGCATCTGTTTCATCTGTGTCTCAACAATAGCCGGAGCACCATTTTCCACCGCCCGCTGCATCTCATCGTATTTTTCCTGGTATGTCTGCACCTGACGTTCCAAAGATTCTCTGGTGGCCACTTCCGCAGTAAGGAAGTTTTCTGTGAGATTAGTGATAGCCTTTTCGATAGTGGCTTGGTCTCCAGAAGATACTGCAGCACCCAGCTGTTCATAATTGGATACAGTTGCATTAAACTGATCCCAGGCAACCTGTGCTTCTCCCAGTTTCCCTTTCAATTCTTCCAGCTTTTCTTCGTACCCCTTGACCTCTTCATAGGCCTTATTGGATTCTCTTGCCAGTTGCAGGCCCAGTGAACTATCCTCCGGGGTTTCTTCCAAGTGTTTGCGGATATCTGCCAGTACCTTTGCCTGCCGCTCCCTGGCACTGTTAAGCTGTTCCTCTGCCACCTGTACATCTGCAAGACTGTTATAATAATCCACAGAGGCCTGTGCCTGCTTCTGTATCGCCTCTGCATAATTCCCCTCATTAGCCGTCAAAAGTGCCTCTGCCTTTTTCTTAATGATCAGCTGGTCAATATTGTTCATCAGATCTTGATAATTCCTGATCTGGTTTTTCCTCAGTTTAATTTCTATCCCAAGTGCAGCTGCCAGCTGCCCCGTGATAACTTCCGCCTGCTCCTGGCAACCTTCTTTAATCCTTCCATTTTCATCTGTGATCGCTTTAAGATTCTCTGCCAGCTTTTTTTCCTTAATAGCCTGGCTTTCTGCGCTTTCGACTGCTGTTTTCCGGCTCTCAGTAATCATCTTGTAGGATTCCGTCAATCCCTCGACCGCTGCCTTATGTTCCTTTTCCCCATCTGTCAGTTCTCTGGCACTTTTGTAGTATGCATCTGCCTCCCTTTTGGCTCCCACAAAGGACACTGCCAATGCTCCAACCGCTGCCACTGTCAGCAGGATCACTCCTCCTGGACCGGATAATGCTGCCAGTACAGGACCCATAGCGCTGATACCTTTCATCAGTGCACCGACCCCCGTTGTAACCTGTCCCAGCATAATCAGCAGTGGGCCAAGGCCAGCCGCAAATAATCCGATCAGGATTACGGTTTTTTGCATCTGAGGGGATAGCTGCGAAAAGCCTTTCACCAATTCTGCCAAACGGGCAACTGCCTGCTGGATCAGCGGAACCATCTGCTTTCCCAGCGGAACCGCAATATCTGTCTTGATTGTACGTCCAATCCCGGCCATCTGATTTTTAATATCATCATACTTCTGTTTTTTAAGATTCCCGATTGCGTCTTTCGTAGAATCAATCGCCTTTTCCGCATCTCCCATACTCAGTACTACTTCAGCGCCAAGATCCTCCCACATGGTTCCGAACAGGTTCACGCCTGCAATATTCTGTTTTAAAGGATCATCCATATTCCTTAATGCACTTATCGTTTCCTTAAACGCTTCTCTAGCTGTCTCACCACCAGCCGCAAACTTATCCGCCATCTTCTTGGCGTTAAGCCCTGCCACCTTGAATCCTTCCTTTGTGGTATCACTTCCGTCAATCACACGGATGGAAAGTTCTTTTACGGCATCACCAATCTTGTCCAGGTTAAATGCTCCATTTTTAGCGCCTGATGCAAAGACATTGAACATATCCTCCGCACCCAGCCCCACCTTCTGAAACTGAACAGAATACTCATTGATACTATCAATCAACTCTCCCGAATAATCCAAGCCGTTCTGGGCTCCCTGTGCAATCAGGTTAAATGCCTCTTCGGCACCAATACCAAATTGTTTCATCAATGTATTAGCTGCCCGGGTAGTTTCTGGGATATCATAGCCGTATACATCTCTAAGGGTAATTGCCGTCTCGGTTGCCTTTTGGAGCTGATCCGTTGGTATATCACGCATATTCTGACGCACAGAAGCAGCTGATTGGGCCACATCCTCCAAACTCTCACCATAATTATTTTTATAGATATTGCTTAGAATCTCTTCAAACTGTCTCGCTGCCTGGGCGGCCTCCTCCGTTCCGCTCGCACACTCTCCCGTTGCAGTCAGATATGTATTTACTGCGCTTTTCAAGTCATCCGCACTTTTTACAGCAGCCACACCAGCACCGGCCACAGCACCTGTTACAGGCAGCAGGGCAGCACCCACACCGCTTATCTTGCTTCCGGCTGCCTTAACCTTGTCCCCAGCCTGACCAATCTTTTGCAAGGCAACATTCGCAGACGCCGCCGTTTCTTTCAGACTATCCAGTTGTTCCTGAGTGGCAATGATCTCACGTTTCAGCCCTTCATACTGCTGCACGCTGATTTTTCCCCGCTTAAACTGTTCCTGCGCCTGGCTTTCAGCTGCTTTCAGACCGTTCAGTTTCTGTTCAGTCTCTCCCACAGCCTGATTCAGCAGACGCTGTTTCTGCCGCAGAAGCTCCGTATTGGATGGATCCAGTTTCAGGAGGCGTTCCACATCTTTCAGCTGTCCTTGGGTATTACGGATCTCATTATTTGTTTTTTTCAGTTCCTGATTTAATTCTTTGGTATCTCCACCAATCTTAATCGTTATGCCCTTGATCCGATCCGCCATTCTCTCGCTCCTTAAAACCGGTCAAAATCCTCCTGAGTTGCCAGATCTGGATAATCATAGCTGTCATTCTGGGCCTCCGTTGTCATGTCCAGGACAAATCCAATAGACAGCATTTCCAGATCCCGTATGTTTATCCCCATCTGTACTGCCCTCAGCATAAACAGGGGGGTGGTCATTTCCCGGCTACTCGGTTTAGGTTTTTTTTTGATTCTACTGCAGTTTCCATATTCAGGTTCCAAAGTTCAAGTAGATCTGGAAGAACTTCGTAGATGGAAAATGTGTTGAACTGATCCAACCATTCCTCTGGTGTGTCTGGTTGGGAAGAATCCGCGTGTTTTGCCATAACGTAAGCCACATTTTCAAATAGTTCCAGATCGTCAATGGGGATATCACTTCCCACTTCTTCTTCGTCCTCTTCCTTTTTTTCTTTTTTTGAAATCTGCCGCTCTAAGCGGATCAAATCCTTAAAAATATCCCTGCGGAATTTAGCCCGGTATAATCTTGGGATTGCTGCCGAAGCCCGAAATTCCACCGCTTTTCCATCAATCGGTATTGTTTTCTTTATCATTTTACGCCTCTTCTACCGGTGTCTCATATACGGTTTTATACCAGTTATTATAGGTTACTTCATCCGTCTCATCGCCTGTTTTGGCTTTAATTCTGCCATCAGGGAGTGGGGTCGCAGATATTGTCAGCTTTTCTGTAACCGGATCAATCGTTTCCTCTTTCGTTTGTGATTCGATAGATGGCCTGGTGGCTGCACAATTGTACAGTACATGGCGAATTGCTTTTGTATCTCCATCGAATTCAAACAGGAGTGCAAAGGCCGCCTGCTGTGCCTCTGCATTCTCAATCAATACTTTCTTTGAATCCAGTGTTTCTCCCAAAATATCAGTCCGAAAACTTTCTGGAAGAATTGCCAGTTCCACATCTCCCTCATAACCATTATTGGCTGCTGTTTTGTAGTACACAATTCCATCTGCGTAAAATGGTGAAATTTCTCCCTGTGCTTCCATAGACATACTTACTGCGCCAGGAATGGCCACCGGTGTTGCAAATGTGATTTTTCCCTCTTCTGTTTCTGTCAACTTCGCAAAGTGCACATTTTTCAGATTATATTTAATTTTGTTCTTTTTATTCTGCATCAATCAATACCTCCATTTCATATAGCACTTCATACAGCTTCTCTGTTTCAATATATTCTTGTGTCTTATTGAAGAAAAAGCCGTGCCTGTGCAGCGCTTCCTCTAGTTTCTTTTCTGCCTCCAGATCCTTTTTGTCTGTATACAATTCAACATCCAGCCGGTTAATTTCCTGATACACCATTCCATCTGCGGCAAAAGGATCATTTCCCGGATACAGGTATACAACAAAAGGAGGATCAGGAGCTTCCTCTTCCTCAAAGTGATGATATGCCGTCGGGAAGCCTGCAGACCGGAGCATTTTATCAATTTCCTGATCTGTCATTTTTATATCCCCTTTCCTAAACGTTCTTCAAAATCCGCTATAGCCTTTTTTTCTACAGGTGCAATATGTGGGATCCCGTTTACGCGACCGCCTCCCCTTTTAGCATGACCCTTTTCCAGTAAATGGGTCAGCCTATATTTCTTTTGGTTATATATGCGGACACTCATTTGGCTAAATCCATTTGTTTCTACCACAGAGGCCCATCCATCTTTATAATGTTCGGGTTCTCCATAACCTTCTGGTGCCGTTTGCTTCAGTTCTTTTACCGCCCGTCTGCCTGCTGCCTTTGCTGCATCCTTCATTTTCTCTGTTACTTCCGAAGCATACGCTTGCATCATCTCAGCAATTTCTTCTCCCATAAGAGCTATACCGACTTTTCTTCCCATTACTGCCTTCTTTCATCTTTGTAATGTATAGGGCTTTCAGACAGAGACAGATATAGACAAGGCGGTTTTGCATCAAACTTATTCTGTATCTGGCTGATTTTGTATTGTACGCCTTCAATGATAACCAAATCTGTCTGACTGATTTCCGGAATATACGGAATTGCCACCATCCTGCTTATCATATCAGAAGCTACCTTAGCCTGGTAAAATCTTGATATGCCAACTGTTTTATTTCCAAACCGTATCTTTTCCTGTTTTGTTCCGGCAATGCAGCGTTCTTTCACTATACAGATCGAAAGAATCCCATCTCCAAAAGTTTCAAAATCTCTGTTTTTCAGTCTCATATTTCTCTGCCCGTTTTCTCAACCGGAGTGATATAATTTCACCCCGGTAATTACTCCAAAATTCATTTAATGCACCCGCACGTTCATACATAACATAAATGAAAAGAAGAGATTTTTCCTGTGTATCCGATTCAAAGTCACATGCCCCCAGTTTTCCCGAAAGGGCTGCCTCTCCCCTCCGAATCATACTGTTTAGCTTTTCATCTTCCTCTAAACTCGTCTGCCAGGTAATGTCCAGATAATTTTTCACTTCTTCAAGCAATTTCATGGGACTTCCTCATCACTTTATGCCTTAGTATTCGCTGCGGTTGCCTCTCCCGCTGTCTGTACTTCTACTTTCAGTACAGCAGGTTTTAATTTGCTAATATCCAGCACCAGGAAGGCATTATTGTCAACAGGCTCTCCGTGTCCATACAGCTTTGTCAGATAAACTCTTTCATCCTCAAGGAAATGATACTGATCAGAATACTCAATTTTCCCTGATTTTGCCGTACCAATTCCCATGAAATATTTTTTTCCCAGTCCCAAAATCGCCTTGTCTTTCGGAACTCTGACCGACTGAATAACTGTGGTTGGATATGGAAGGACATTATTTACATAGGTTCCCGCCGGACTCATAATTGTAGTTCCTGGCATCACTTTTGTGAAATAATCGGATGGATTCACTACCATAATAACATTCTGTACAATCCGGTTCTTTCCTTTCGGTGTCACTGCCAGTTTGGCAAGTAAACCACCATAAGTCACCGGATCAAGGCTTGTTATCGGCAATGCCTCCTTGTCCGGATACACGCCTCCGGAAACCTCTACGTCATCCCCCACTTTTTTCATCATTCCAATAGGCTGATCCTTTCCAGTACCGGCAATAATTCCTTCCTCCAGGCCATTATAAGCAGCTTCTGTAAGAATATCTCTCACATACCGGTCCATCCATGCAGGGCCTAAATCCAGCATAGCTTTGCAGACAGGAAGAAACGCTGATAATTTTTTCAGCCCCATATTGATCTGCTTGAATCCAGAGGAAAGTTCCTTTGTGATTGTATCGCAGAGTTTTCCCCATGAAGCTAACTGCACCTCATCGGTATTAAGATACATCTCAATCAATCCTGATGTATTCTGAAAATCAATGGCATCTAAAAGAGGATGCTGCTGTGTTAAATCCTCAAATACCCGGTCGATCACGGTCTTAGGCATCACCACCTCCAGATCCGTCAGCGCCTGTTTCGGATTAGATGATTTCATAGCCTGAATGACCGCCTGGTAATACTGTGTCTCCTCGCTGGTCAGCTGATGAACGCCGCGGCCTGCCAAAACCATCGTATCTGCGGCCTGCTGCTGTGCTGCTACCTCATTAAGAATATTTTCCTGAATATTCATGGATAATTTCTCAAATGCCTCTGCAAAAGCGTCCGGATCATTGTTAGCAATCGCGTCATTCATCTGCTGTAAAATCTTTGTTTTTTCCTGCATCAATACATCTTTATTTTTCATTTCTACTCGCCTTTCCGGGCTACGCCCTTAAATAACTGTAACAGCTTCTTCGATTCTTTGTCCGCAGGATTCTTCCTGCTCCTAAGCTGTGTAATCTGCTCTCTGAAACTCTGCTGGCTGTTTAACTGCCTCTGCATCTGCGACAATTTTTCCAGCATATCGTCTGGTTTTGGCTCAACGGCCTTTTTTCCATACACTTCATCAATCAGGCCATACTCCAAAGCCTTATCCGGAGTCAGATATGTTTCTGCCTCCATCAGAGATTTTAATTCTTCTTCTGAAATCGTGGCCCGTTCCATGAATACCTGACGGTTTGCCTCCATCATATCGTCCAGATCATCCGCATATTTGCGAAGCTGCGTCGCATTCCCCGAGCAGTACATCCACATATTATGGATCAATGCCGTTGTACCAAGACACATCTTCCGGTTTTCGCAGGCCTGCAGGATCAGGAATGCCACACTATGGGCCACACCATCCACAATTCCTGTTTTATGGTTTGTTTTCTGCTTCAAAAGGTTGTAGATCGCCACTCCCTCTTTCACAGATCCCCCGTTGGAATTGATATGGAGTTCAATTTCCTGTCCCTCCGGGATTTCTGCCAGCTGTTCCGCAAAATATCTGGCGGATGTTTCAGATTCTTCATATTCCCAGGTATTCCAGTTAAACTCCCCATACTCCGTTACATCATCGTAGATATACAGCAGTGTTTTATTTTCTGCCTGTACTGGTTCCAGTCTCCAGTTGGTTTTTGACTGATTTATCATTTCTTCTCACCTCCTTCCCGCGGATCTGCGTTTAGACTCTCTAATAATTCCTGAATTGTACTGTAGTTCTTAGTAATGAAATGCTGATCCGCCCATTCTTCCTCAATTTTCGATTCTCCGATCATATGCAGGATGTCATTTATCGTGAAAACTCCGGAAGAGATCAGCTTATCTACCGGTGTTGCTATATCGAAAATATCAATATGCTTCACAGCAGTAGTATCAATCCTCAGGTAGTTCCCTGCCAATATTCCTGCCAGGCCGTTCCTTTTCCTGTTGATTTCTTTTTCAAGCATCCGTGCCAACGGATCAATACAGAATGTCAGAAGTTCATCCGTAGCCTTTCCAGTGTCCTGCACATCTCCTTTTGCCAGTGACGGAGGGAAAGAAAATGCCCTGGCAGTGAAATCGAAAATATCATCTGCCAGAGCTTTAATATCTCTTGTGGATTCGCTGGAATATGTCTTTGACTGCAGTTCCGTGTATTTATATCCGTCATACAAGGGTAGTACTGCATTTTCACTCTCAAAAAATTTCTTGAAATAATTGCTCATCAGCTCCCGCAGTGTATCAGAAAAGTCATCCTCTGCCTGCGCCTGTGCATCAATGTCTAAAACGCCTCTGCTGCCTCTCGACTTTTTATACGCATTCGCGGCGTACTGCATCAGATCATTATAACTGGAATATAGCAGGTTCACCAGATTCTTCATATCTACGGAGTTTAGCTGGAAATACATTACTTCACTTTGATAGAATATCTTCTCGAATGTAAAATTATCAACCGTCACTCCGCTAAACTGATAATCGTACATAGCATATGTGGTTTTCTGAAAATCATCTGCCACAAAAATCTGCCCGTTTGCCTCCACAATCAATGCTTCATTTTTGAGATACAGGTTCCCGATCAGCTTTGTAAGAAAAGCAGAAGCGTTTTGATTCCTGTTTGGCTCCACATTCCACAGGTAATACTCCGCTTTCTTTACTGGTTTATGCCCCAGATATGTCTTAAACTCGCATTTACTCAGCGCATTTGCAATCTTATTCACGCAGGTCCAAAAAGCGACCTCCCGGATATATGCATTATCCATCAGACCGAAAAATTCCTGCCAGTCAATATCTACTATTCGGGTCTGCTCCGCTGTTCCTCCCAGCTTTTCAACCAGCCATTTCTTAAAATTCAGCCCCACAATCTGTTTTCACCTCCCCTCAATAGGTATATACTTCAAACTTCGGTTTCTTCCGTCTCGCCATTGGCAGCAGATCCTCAATTGTCATGCTCGCCGCCAATGCCATGAACGGATCCGTCTTTCGGCTTTTTCCTTCTATCTTTCCATAAACGAAGTTTCCCAGATCCGCATCATTCTCATGCCCTGGTTTTCTCCCGGACCGGATTAACTTCGTGTTATTGGTGGCCCACCTCAGCAGTGGATTATCACCCCATATAAACCAATGATTTGTAAAGCAGCTGTCTATCACCGTAGCCACCCGCATAATATCCATCGGCCTAACCAATTTAATATTTTTATAGGTTTTCGCATCAAATCCGATTTCCCGAAGGGCATTACTGAGTAAAGCATAGCGGAAATCATCCAGAGCCAGATGCCGGATATCATACTGCCGTTTCATTTCCGTAATATAATCCGTTAAATATGACGGATGGATTTCCACATCATCAACCAGGGTCAGGTGTCCGTCCTTAGCCCATTCTTTCCACGGGCATTTCATTCGTGGAATATCCTTTGACTGTAAGCATAGCCAAGAATGGTTAATATCATAGCGCAGATCCCCATCCCTAAAATGCAGATTCACAGACGCAAAGTCTGTGATCTTGGAGTAGTCAATCCCGCAGGTGCAGCTCCACCGTGCCAGGTCGACCAGATCCCGCTTGGTTATCATGATATTTTCCCACTCTGTTACTTTTATCTCGCTAGAAGAATCCGGAATATTCATTCGCTTTGTCATGAATGCCGGCAGCCTGTCCGGATTTTTCTTCCAGTCCCTGTATTCCTTGCGAATTTCTTCCAGAAGGTTTGGCAGATACGGGAGCGATGGATTCGCCATCGGCCAGTTGGCCTCATCGTGTACATCTTCCTTTTTGTTTAATTTGCAGATAAACGGCAGAAGTCCATTGTCCGGTTCTCCCCCGCGTAGGATTTCTTCCGATGTTTCCAGCAGATCATCCAGGGGGCCTTCCCGGACATCCCCATTCGTTGTGTAGTAGGATCTTCTGGGATGCTTTTTCTTTCCCAGGCCGGTTGTAAAGACATTGATATTGGCATAATCCTCATACTGGTGGATTTCATTGAAGATGCAGATCCCAGAACGCAATCCATCTTTTCCCTTCGGACTGTTTGTCCGCCCTTTCATGCAGGAACGGTTTTTCAGGGACATTACCTGTTCTTTTGTCCAATAAAAGAAGCGTTTCATCTTCTTTATGATTTCCGGCTGTTCAAATGCTGCAATCACATCCCGCACAGGCCGCATGGCCTGGTCTTCATTATTCGCGCAGATATCCACATCATACTCCCGGATCCCATTATACGGAGACATCAGGCACACAGATTCCCACGCTATGGTTCCATCCTTTCCAGCGCCACGTCCCAGTTCGCAAAACAGATCCGGCCATCTTGGCAGTCCGCTATCTCTCCAATAGGTACAGTCATGTAATCCTATCACAAATTTCTGCCACGGAAATACCGTTTCAAACGGGAAATATTTTGCAAGCCCTATATAATGCTCCAGCTGTTCATCATCTGTGTAAATATTCTCTGTTTCAAAACATCTTTTAATATGTGCAACCAGTAATTCCTGCTCTTCGCAGACTGCATATGTGTGATTCTCAACAATATTGATCCATTCCTGGATATGTGGATTGATCCTACAGTTCATCCTCATCACTATCCGGAACGATCTCTCCTGTAGTCAGTCCAAGCTTATCAAGAATCAACAGCATCTGCTTTCCCACTGCAACCAGATCCTTCACCGATTGATTCTGCTTTACAATGGGATATCCGCTGGCCGAAGTTGTCTCGTAGGAAATTCCTCTGGTTTTAATGTCTTTCTGCAAGGCCTTTTTAATATCATACAGATTCATATAATCACAGATCAGGTCCTGAAAACATTCAATTTTAGCCCCTTTTTTCCATAGTTGGAGTTCCAGCGATTCCTGAATTTTCTTTTTATTTGGCGCCCTTGCTGCCATATCAATCACCTCAAATTTTTTATTTTTCATTTTTTCTATCATGCGCGCGAAAAATATCTTTTGTCTTGGCCACCCACCGGTCTCCAAACAGCCGATTAAAATTGTAATTTTTTTGACCGGGGGTATTACCAGCGTTCCTCTGTCAGCAGCTTTTTTTCTTTTTTTCGGTATCCATGAACTTCTTCATGGCAATCATGGCATAAAGAAAGCAGGTTCCGCTTCTGCGTTCCCTGCCAAGTATAGTACATATCCAGAGCCAATTCTGGATGTTTTTTTACATAATTAACATGATGTACTGTTGTTGCCTTTCTATAACGTCCCTTAGATTTACAGATCTGGCATTCATATTTATCCATTTTCAAAACCTGTTTTCTGAGTTTTTTCCAATCTGTACTATTATAGAAATCATGCAGCTTTCCTTCTATGATAAGTTTCTGTATACTTTGTATCCGGTCATCCATTACTTTTCTAATTATTTTTTTACAAGCAAAAATCCCCACATCTCTGTAGGGATCTTTACACAAAGGGATTATTACGGAGAAGTAGAATATGTACAGGATATTAGGAATATTCTGTCACACAACCTTCCAATGTTGCATGATAGCATATTACCACATTTTATCCGAACATGGGCGAACATTTTTAATTTTCTTCAAAAAAATCTTTTATTTCGCATTCGGCAGCTATTCTCTGTAAACTTCTTGGTTCGCTTCGGGAATATATCATTCATCTCTTGAGCCACTTTCCACCATGGTAAATCATCTATGTAATATAGGCGAAACATACTACGTAGTTCTCCATCTTCAATGTTATCAATAAATTCCTCTGCCTGAATCGTCAAATCCAACAATTCCAATTCATGTACTTCCAGAATATGGTCGTATCTTTGCAACGATTTTATTTTCTTAGATAGTATCTTGGTAGGGATTCCATTTATTTTAATTGAACCATATATATTCCACTCTCCCTTAGATCCCTTTACTGTATCGGAATATCGTTCGTTCTCTAACCTGCGAATTTCTTTTTTTATTTTCTCACGTCTTTGGCGTATACTCTTTATCTCCATTTTCATTTTATAACATTGTTTCAGTACCTCCTTGTCCAACGGTATCACCTCCTCGCCTTCAAAATCCTCTGTCTGGCCTCGTCCCACTCAGCCGCCCACATCTCTGCCTCTACCCGGACAATCAGGTACCGCTTCTGGTACAGTATTCCCATGTCGCTGTACCTATCGACCTACGCCCGTGTCGCCCAGTCAAACATCCGGCAGATTTCTGCTATGCTGTACCGCCCCACAAGCTTCCCGCAATCGTACAGGTCATAATATACCGGCCCCGGCATAACATCACCTCCCATCTGGTGGAAACCTCTTCCGATACTCCCTGTGCCCCTCCAGGTACTGTTCTGCCTTCCTCTGTTTGTCTAATAGCTGACGTAACTCATTCAGGAACTTCTGGCCGGATGGGCTCATAAAATACTGGGCGAATGCCTCATACATTTTTGCTGTGTCCTTATGCTCACGCCGTACTCTCCGGCTATTCCAGAGCTTCAGGGCCTCATTATGTAAGTCATACTTGTTGTCTGTAAATTCCAATGTGTGGAGAAGATCCTGGAGACGCTTGTCCTCATCCCCCACATACGAAAATGAAATCTGGTACATCTCCTGGCATACTTTTGCAAACTCTAGGAAATCCTCCAACTGCTCAGATGGCTTCTTTTCCACGGTATCACCTCCAGATCAACAGCACCGCCATCAGGGAGCCCCAGACCATAAGGTAATTCCAGCGGTCAATGTTGTGCCGTATCAGATTGGTTGTCCCGGTTACGGCCCACAGAATAATCACTACGTTCTTAAGCACATTCATTCTCTTACCTCCTGTATCTCTCATCCGGGCATAATGACGTATACGCATAGGCCGGCATCCGGGCTGACCACCCATCCAGCTTCGGCCCCCGGATCGCCTCTGCGTCACTGGCCGCTACTGCCCGCTCCCTCCGCAACCGGTTCGCCTTCCTTTGGGCCTCCGTTTTTACAATCCCCATTATGTATCCCTTCTTTCTGGCCCCGCAGCAGGGCTATGGCGTATTCCAGGTATGGATTTTTCTTCTGCCACATTGTTTCCTCCTGGGCTATATGTCAGTTTAGTCAGCTTCATATTCGACAACAGTACCACTGGTATCTTTTATAAATTTTACATTCGCCTCCCCAAATGCCTCTTTAAACTTCCTTAAAGCCATATCTGTTCCATCATCACAACCAGCATACATTTCTTCAGCAATGTCCTCCGTAATTTCCTCAAACAACTCTTCATCTTTTGTATCTACTTCGATGCTGTGATTAAATCCCACTTTTTCCATATAACTAAATACCATTTTCTCACACCTCCACTAAGTTTTAATTTTCGTGTCTCAACTCTACTGGAAATTCCTGTATCAACGGTTCTCCCCAAATATCCGCAAGACTAGATTTCATAAAAACAGGAATGTTAAACTTTCGGCACTCATTCGCAATGTCCCCAATCCATTTCCTTTCCGGCACAACTCGGTTCTTTCTGCGCCCGGTTTCTGCGCCGATAATCACCCAATCAATACCTCTGATATGGAATTCTTTGAATGGCTCCAGTAAAGGCTCAATGCTGATAAAAGTCTTTATGGAATGGTGTGTTGTAAAGTCACATTTATTCCCCATTGGGCCGGTTTGCGACCATCCAAACCACATATTCGGCGGCATGTACCGGTCAATAACTTTTTCATATCGTTTCGGATTTTTCGTAAGAAACAAGTAATTGTGCTGTGGCGCATTATCACAAGCCTCAAACACTTCCTCTATCCATTCATCAGGCACCCATTCACCAAATAAATCCGCCATGCTACACACAAAGATATTTCTGCTTTTCTTATTCTGGTATTCATTTAGGCGGTATTTATGGAATGTTGGCATGAATCCGAACGGATACGGCACTCTCTTTCCGTCAATTGTATCCACAGGATAACGAAGAACACGGTTCCCTGCTCCGCTCCTTACTGAATCCATAATCCATCTTCTTTGCAATTCCGGTGGAGCATCAAGCGTTGTTCCCTCATACGAAAATCGTTTTGCAATCCCTCTGGCATAGCAGTATTCGCACCCATGCAGGCAACCTGTTACTGGATTCCATGTACTGTCACACCAATCTATCTTTGTTTTATCCATATTCCCTCCAAATCTCAATTTTCTTCATTCAGCCAGTCACGTATAAAATCCCGGCCAGCATCATGCGTACACGTTCCAAGGCAGCCATTCCCAAAATTAGGACATCTTTCCGCACAATCAAATGGAATTTCATGAAATAATTCCGTCAGCTCTTCTTCGCTCATGCTTTTTATGCGATCTATGTTTTTCATCTTCTCCTCCAAAGGCTAAATTTGTTCTATCCATGATATCAACACATATACTGTCCTGAGGTGATATCATGGATTCTTGTGAACTTACAGTAACGATTTCTGCTCTGGCCTGCTGTATCGCGGATGGCAAGTCTCCGGAAGAGATCGCCCTGCTCAGTTCCATTTTTATGCAGCTTGGTGACTCTCTGGCCACTATGGCTGCACATCAGGCCCTCTGTGCTCCCAAGGATACCAAGTAATTCCTTGGGAGAAACTCACTCCTCTGGCCGGTATGGCTCCGGCAGCGGCATCCAGGCAGTCACTGTGTCATACACATTTGCCAGATTCCTTTTCTCTTTTTCCACTAGATCACAGTATACCCATTCGTTATAATCATCGGAGTACTGCCAGATCCCTTCGCCTATATATTCTGCCTTATACACACCATAGCTCTCTGGGTGGTATGTCTTTTTCTCTTCTGGAAGCCAGTCAGCGTCATAATCGCTGATCCATTTAGAATGTTTTACAGTCGCCCAGACTGGTTCTCCTAGCTTCGGCAGCCTCTCCTCCACCGGGATCCAGCGGTGCTCTGATGTTTTTCCGTTCGCGTTTAACGCCTTGATTTCTTCCGGTGCCAGACCGGTATCCTCATACTCCATCAACTTCCAGAGAGCTCCATACAGCCGCTCCCGTAAAGGCTTGGTGATTACCTGTCCTTCATGCAGCTGTTCCCATGACACTCCCTCCAAGCACCAATTTCCCTGCTCATCTTTCTGTGTTAATCTCTTCATTCTCGCCTTCCTCCTCCCACTCAAGTGCCTCGCCGCATATCTGGCAGTATTTCTGCCCCGGCTCAATCCTCTCATTCTCACATACAGGGCACATAAATCTTTCTTTTCCCTGCATCAAAATCTTAGCCATATCTATTCTCCTTCCTCTCACTCTTCAAAACACCATCATCATTCTGGTGTCTATATTGATCCTTCGGCAGCCTCTGGATCTTAAACCTGTATTTTCGGGCATCGTCTCCTATTCGCTGAAACAATCTGGCTTCGGCCAGCATCGGCGTATCCTCGCAGATGCCAAACTGGAATTCCCGGCGGACACTATTCCAGACGCCATATTTTTCTCCCTCACAACCATAAATCCATTCAAAATGCTTCATTCTGTATCCTCCAACATCTCTATCTATTCAATCCCATCTATTTTCTTATTCTCCCACATCTGACGAAAACGTTCCCCTGCTGCTACCCGCTGCTCCTCTGAAACCTTCCTTGGAGGACTGCATTTAATCCAGGCAACTGGTACATGAAAAAATGCTGAACCATCTTCATTAACCGCTATAATCTTTACATCCTCTGGATGTGATTCTGCATATCGGAGGAGTTTCGTTTTCCAAGCTGTACCACTGGGAACCGTCACACCTGCATAGTCCCGATCCTTTGTCCATTCAATCGCATATTCATTCATGACTCTTTTCCTTTCCTCGGCCTTATCAGTGCAATAATCTTTCCTGTCGCACTCAAATTTTTGTAATACACATTTGTCCCATAATAATAAAATCCTCTTATTCCCGGGCGGCCTTCATTGCGTATGTATTTTATCTTCATCGCTGCCCCTTTCTGCTTCTGGCCTCCAGTTCATCCATAACAAAATTAACAAGTGGAGACGCTACCGGCTCTTCCTCCGTTGTAGGGGATGTACCTTCCCACTTCCGAACCATATGGTTCCCATACTTTTCCTTGATTGCATCCGCTTCCGCTCTCAGTACATCCCATTCCCCTGAATCTTCTGGCGGCACACGGTCGCGCCATTTCATCCAGAACCGGTTATAGACATCCACGAAGATATTTGATATAGTTTTATTATCCATTTTTCCTCCTGTCGTCACAATGCGTTACAGCTTCATGTAACCAAATGATAGGTCTCAAACCTGCATAAATACTGGTTTTTTTATGACCGGTTACAAGGTTACAAGGTTACAACACTTTTTTCCCTATACGCGCGAGGCACATAGATGATTAAATTGTCTGACTTCTTTTACATACATATGCCTTCCTATAAGCTTATAAAAAACCTGTAACTTTTGTAACTTTGTAACCGCACCCCTCAAACCCGCATAAACACTGGATTTTTCGGTTACAAAATACGCTTTTTAAATTGTAACCCTGCCTCAGGATTCTGTAACGGCTTCATTTAAACGGCAGTTCGCCGTCCTCCACAGGGATAAATTCTTCCTGCGGGTAAATCTTCTCAGCCATGTTGATACACGCACACCGGGCCGCCTTTCCGTTGACCTTGGCAGATTTATACAGGTTATCCTTCCCTTTTGACAGCCTTCCCGCCTGATCCAGCCATGACAGCAACGCTCTGGGATTGTATCCCCCTTCTTCACAGATGCGCTCAAACACGCTCTTGATTATACGCACCTCATCACCGGATACAGAGCCGTAGCAGGGATCTGCGCTGGGGTCAAACCTGGCAGCATTGCTGACATAAAAATCCTGGATATATTCATATCCGCGGGCACCGATATCTACCGCCTCCCTGGAATGGAGGTATGGTTCTATATCCCCAACCGTCAAACCCCTGCCATCGCAGAAGATCCATTCCGTAGCCAGCGCATCGGCTGTCAGCAGGATTGCAGCTGCCATGGTCTGTTTTTCCGTGCTGGATGTCCCTATATCACGGTAAAACTGCTTATAGAGGCCGGCTGCCTTTTCTTTTGCCTGATCGGTGGACATAAATGCCATGAACAGTTTCCCGGCATACCCATAGTTAGACCGGATCACATCCAATACCTCAACTGCATCCTCAAACAGCATCTCCCTGCACTCAATTTCTATGATACGGTTTACCGCACCCGCACCGGATGCAGCATGGGTAATGGGGGATTCTCCTGATGTAATAGTGCAGTTCTTCCATGTAGGGGTCTTCTGTAAGCCTCCGGCTTTTGCCCCTCTTGTCTTCCCAATTCCTTCACACAGCATATATACGGTTTGTTCAAAGGATTTTTTATCTTTCACAAGCTGGAATTCATCCAGTATCAGGGGCAGGTTGTTCACAAAACCGGCCAGCTGCTCCAGGCCTACAAGGGTGCCGTTAAATGTCTGGAGATACCCGGCCCCGTCATTTGGGTCAGCCCATACAGAAACTGCCAGAAGCTGTGCCACTGTCTTTCCTGTTCCAGATCCGCCCCACAAATGCAGGAGGAAATTCAGCTTTCCAATGGCTTTAATGACGATTGATGCAAAGGCTGCTGCCAGAGCGATCCTCGCCGCCGATCCTGCCTGCCTGACTTTTCTTGCCATGCCGAGCCATTTCTCATAATCTCCATAAGGGTGCACCGATTCAAACACTTTCCGAAAGTTCTCCAGGCCGTCAAACTCCAGGTTTTCCATATACGGACTGAACAGCCCGTTGGATGTCCATCCCAGATGGCTCACGGACTGGGCCTCCGGGATGGTGTTATGGTTCAGATCCTCCAAGTCCTGAAGGTATTCCACCAGGAAGGCTGCATTCTTGTCCGAGACCGAAATGTCCTTATCTGCCAGCTTCTTGATCTCCCTGGAACTGAAAAGGGTGCTTTTATTGGCAATCACCTCCCGCCAGCCGCGGAAATCCCTCCGAAACATAATCCGCAGCCGCACGGTCCCGTCATCAATATTTACCAGGCGCTGCACGGGCAGGATCGGGTGCACACAGGCAACATCCATCCCCTGTTCGCCGTTCCTCCGGAGGATCCCGTCATCATTGGCAATCCAGTCTCCGGTCAGCAGTTCAATGGGCTGGTCCTTAAAATCCGTCAGGTTATTTACCACGCTGCTCAGCCCGCTCCTGCGTTCTTCGTGCTGTTTCATATATGCCTTTACCATGGTCCCGAAACGCCTGAACCCGACACGTTCTGCGTTTGCATTCAAGTCATTATAAAGCTGCAGGTATGCAAACCCATTGTCCTTATGTTCAAACAGGAGACGGTATGGCTCTTCTGTATTAAATTCTTCCCTGCTGTACTCCTTCCTGATCTCATCCATCCCTGTTTCTCATTTCCTCCTGTTCCTGTTTCGTTCCAAATGCCAGTATCTCGTAATAATAGCGGTTCCTCTCCCTCAGGCTGACTGCTGCCTCCCAGACCTCCGAATACGGCTCCATACCAGGGATCAGCCTGTCCAGCATCCGGAGGGTCCGGCAGACTTCGCCCAGACGGCTCCATTTCCAGGCGGTTCTTTCCCGCTCCGCCTCACGCTGCTCTTCCCGTTCCCTTTTTATCTGTTCCCTCCGCCTCTGGGATGCAATCCGGCTGCAGGGCCGGTATGTGCCTCCCAGGCTCAGGAATGCTTCTTTGAATGAAACGCCCTCCATTTCCTGAACAAATGTAAAAATATCCCCGTTTGCCCCGCAGGCATGGCAGTGGTAGTCTTTTTCATACACCTTCAAGGACGGGGTTCTGTCCCCCTGGTGGAATGGGCAGCTGATAAAGCCGGCCCGGTTCGGATGGAACCCATAACGCTCCACGATATCGCGCATACTGTATGTATTCTTAATCTCACTGCAATCCACATCTATCACCGCCCAAAAGCTCAATGATCCGTTTTCCCGTATCCTTCTTATCGCAGAACAGAAAAAGGCATCCATACTTTTCCTGGAATGTGCGCAATATCTTATACAGCTTGTCCCCTGTGATTGCTTTTGTCTCACGCTCCGTCCACTGGCCTGTCTCTGGATCTACAAACCGCTTATGCCGGCGTGGATTATCCCACCATATCACATCCTCCAGCTGTTCAATCCCTTTCCCATGTTCACACAGGATTATCATTTGTATTCCATGCTCCTGTGCCCGCAGTATTTCATTCCGAAACCGGCTGTGTCCCTGGCACACATTGCTGCACAGCTCTGTCAGGTTCTGTTTCCTGTCTATAATCAGACGGGGATTATCATAATTCATATAATCCCCCACATACAGCTTTGATACGAAATGATCCACGCCCCGGCGGTCAAATTCCTCTACAATCACTCGGATTGCCCTCGCTTTTTCCCTTGAGTCAATCTGTATATTCATGCAGCCACCTCTAGTTAAACGGCAATTCTTCGTCTTCTACATCATCCGGAATATCCATGAACCCATCTCCTATATCTTTTCCCTGGGATTGGGCCTGCCTGTCCCCCTGTTTACTGGATCCACTCCTGCTTTCTACAAATTCTGCTGTGTCCACCACAACATCTGTTGTATAGACTTTTTTTCCTTCCTGATTTGTATAAGATCCTGTCTGTATCCGGCCAGTCAGGCCCAGCCGCTGGCCTTTAAAGAACCATTTTTCCAGAAATTCCGCTGTTTTTCCAAATGCTACACAGGAAATAAAATCAGCGTTTTCTCCCCCTTCCTTTTTTATTCTTCGGTCCACTGCAAGGGTAAATCTTGTTACTGTAGATCCATTGTCCAAGTAACGGACTTCCGGGTCTCTGGTCAATCTCCCGACCAACTGAACATTATTCATTCTTTGGCTCCTCCCTCTTTTTCGTATAACTTCAACTTTTCCATGCAGTCCTTATACTGCTCTGTATCCATATCCGTAATTGCAGTCAACTTATACATGGAAAGGATTTTATCCATCTTAAGGCCCTTGGCACTGTAACGTTCTGTCATAGACTGCAACGTACGTATCATAGCTTCCGTAACCTTTCCTGCCTGTCCCTGGACTTTCCGTGTGTCATTTTTCCTGCTGCCCTTAGATGTCCCTTTCCCCGTTCCCCCGGAGGCATTATTCTGATTATCTGCATCCTTTACATCATCAATACAAAACAGGCCATTCAGTGCATATTTCCTGGCATAGCTGCTCGTACTGCCAGTAACCTGTGAAACGTCCATACCTTTTTTTCCTGTTCTTCACGGGCATATGCCGTATTTTCCACAGTTTCTCCAGATTCGCAGTCTATGAACCTAGCAGTGGCCTTTATGTAATACCGATCTCCAATCAATACTAACTCATCCCCCACCACCAGCGCCGCCTTCACTGCTTTCAGGAGCGGCTTCACTGCCTCCTGGATATCTTCACAATTCCGATAATTATAACCGCCAAATTTGTTGTACTGGTTCTTGGGAGCCTTCAAATCGGATTGTACCTGCTGCAGTTTCTCATGTATGTTCATTCCATATCCTCCTCAATCTTAATGATTGTGTCATTGGACGCATATTTAATCATGCTGGATGCCAGTTCCTTTACTGACAGGCTTCCCCGCGCTTCACGGAGGAGCCGCTCCAGGGTATCCGCCGCTTCTGAGTTGATCTTTATCACTGCATCCCCGTGTACATCCCGATTGATTTTCACGCCCTTGGGCTTCCTGACCATAATCACGTTAGGCATTTTCCACTACCTCCACAATCTCTTCCGGCTCCAACGCCAGGGTTGTATATATGCTGCCTGCGTGGCAGTCCACATTGATATATCTTCCATCCGGTTTTACCGCATCTATCTGGAACTTAACCCAGTTCCCGTAATCACCATACTCCACCCGGATCGTCTGCCCTGAGATCAGTTCTTTTGCCTTTACTTTCATTCTGCTTTTCCTCCCTGTTCGTTGTCTTTATTCTCAGCCAGTTCAAAGCCCAGCGCCGCCGCAACCACTTCACGGTCAACGAAATACTTGCTTGCCTGGATAATCCCTGCCAGCGCATTGACCCGGCCCATAAGCATCAGGGCCTCCTCATACTGATTTTCAGCGCAAAATACATCATTTTTTCGATTTGCCATCTTGTTTCCTCGCTCATTCTCCCTTATAATAAGGGTGGATTGTATTTGTTTTGGACCCGTCACAGTTCCCGCTGTGCAGGTCCTTTTTCAGTTGCTTAAGATCCTTGAACAGCTTGTCCATCTGGCCTGGGCTGTCCAGATATGCATCAAGGTACTTACCTACATCCATACCAGGCTCCCAGCCAGTCGCATAAGTTTCCACCGTCACCCCTGCGACATGACCGTTAAAAAGAAAGAACGCTGTAGGGTGATCCCCTGTAAGCTCCCGCTTACTTTCCTGCAGCCCGTTGATCTGCAAGCACAGATCC